TATCCGAATAATATTTTAATTGAACGTGTTTAGCTTTCGCTAACACGTTTCTTTTTTTTACGGAAGGTTTGATAAATTCTTTTCGTTTGTTAAGTTCAGAACTTTGACGTGTCTTGATAACTTTACTCTTATAGAGCTTCAATGCTTTCTCGATTGACGTATTTTTATCTAATTTAACTATTAACATATATAACATATATTTCAAATTAAGGAAAAATTTGACCTGATACCTATTTTTACCTATATTTTTTAAAAATAAAAGGAAAATATGAAAATTAATGAAAAAGGGGAAAACCTCTCAACTAACAGGTTTCAAAACCGCGAAAGTTGTTTATGGAACAGTTGATTCTGTAAACTTGAAATCACTTTACTTAAACATACAAACATGGGTCGAACCAATCTATGAATCCGATAATTGGTCGAGAACAGTTTTAAATTTAAGTAGGGGTGTTAAACACTCGGTTTACGAGTCGTTAAATAATAAAATTTTTGATACAAAATTTATTGTAGATTTAGATTTAAGGTCAAGTGGATTAAATTTGAATAAAAAATCATTTATGAATTTAGAAGTTAATTTCTATGTTATAGAAGAAAACCTCGATTTTAAATCAAAACAAATTAAAGATACATTATTAAAAATTACAAATAAAATCTACAATGATAACTTTTATGACAACAATTATTTTAAGTTTTATCTAACTAAAAAAATCAAATCCGTTAAAGATACGTTACAAATCAATAATGTTTAATATTTATTATTAAAACATTTAAAATGAGTTTAAGAATATTACAACCGAACGAATCAGGAAAAGGTATATTAGTTGAATACGATGCAGGATATATAAATCCAAAAGATAATCGTAATGAAACATTAATAAGAGAATCTAATGAAATGTTAGACCACTCAAAACCATTTGAATTTTATGCTGTATTACAAAAATATGATACACCAAATAGAAATGGTAGATTATACCCTGAACGTATATTAAAAAGAGAAGCCGATAATTATAAAAAAATGATTAAAAAGGGTACGGCTCTTTCAGAGTTAAATCACCCGGAATCATCTTTAATTGATTTAGATAGAGTTTCTCACGCAATCACTGATGTATGGTGGGAAGGTAATGTCCTAATGGGAAAGATTAAATTATTGACATCACCGGGATACCACGAAAGAGGTATTTGTTCAACCAAAGGAGATTTGGCAGCAAATTACTTAAGACAAGGTGTTACTTTAGGTATATCGTCAAGAGGTGTAGGTTCTCTTAAAAAGGTTGGAGAACAAAATGAAGTACAAGACGATTTTGAATTAATTTGTTTTGACTTGGTGTCCTCACCTTCAACTCCGGGAGCGTATCTATTCTTAAATAAAGATGACAAACATCTGTATGACGAGAACTTGGAAGAAGAGAAAAAAATGAGTATTGAAAGACATGTTGGTGATTCAGGAAATAAATCACTTGACTTAATGAAAAAATTAAACGATTATTTAGGATATTAAACTAAATAGAAAAAATTATGGACGAAAAGTATTTCATTGCAAAAATTACATTGGACTCAGTTGATGAGGCATCAGGTAAGATTAAAAAATTAAGAGAAGAAAAATTAGTGAGTGGTTACAACCCAACTGATGTAGAGGCTAAAGTAACAAAAGTATTTGAGCATTATACAATGGAATGGAGAATCACAGCAATTGTTGAAAGTAAAATTGATGAAGTGATAGAATAATAATTTATATTCAATAATTAATTAAGGAGACAGAAATGTCTCCTTTTTTTATGCTTTTATTTTTTTGGTAATATTTATTAATATAAAAAACTCATTATCAAATTAGCAAAAATAATGCTTTTTTGATAATGGGAGATATTTATATATTAAAATAACTTAAACACAAATGGCAAAAGAAAAATCTTTAGTTGAAGAAGCTATCATCCAAATGAAAAATTTGGAAGAGGCGGTAGCGGAAAATGCAAAAGGAATACTTGCTTCGACAATGTCGCAAGAAATCAAAGAACTAGTAAAAGAATCTCTTACAGAACAAGATGATGAGGAGATTGACACTGAGGTTGACATGGATGACATGGATATTGATACAGATATGGACGATACAGAAATGGACGACGTAGATGTTGATATGGATATGGAAGATGACATGGATACCGATAATATGGATATGGATATGGATGATGAAGACACCATAGACCTTACTGACGTAGAAGATGATGAAGAAATCTTACGTGTATTCCAATTGATGGGACCTGAAGATAATATTGTTGTTACTAAAGATGATTCTGGTAACATCAGTTTAAAAGACGAAGAGAACAACAAAGAATATATGATTGTTGGTGAAGGTGAAGAAGAGGAAGAAGAAATGTTTGAACAATTTGACGACGAATTCGAGTTTGAAGACGAAGAAGAAGAGGACATGGATGATGACGATTCTGAAGGTATCGAAGATATTATCTCTAGAGTATTTGATAACGACGACGAAGATTCAGAAATGGATGAAGAGTGGGGTGGAAACAAACACGATTTTAAAAGACGTAAAGGTCATAAAATTGGGGATGTAGACGGACACTTTAAAGATTTTGAATCAGAATTTGACGAAGAAGAAGAAATGGACGATGAAGAAATCGTTTATGAAATTTCTTTTGATGATGAAGAAGTTGACATGGATTTAGAAGAACAAGAGGATATGGACATGGAAATAGAAGAACAAGACGACATGGACATGGATATGGAAGATGACACAATGATGGAATCTAAAATGTCTGTTAAACCAAAAGGAACCGGAATGGGTAATCCTAGTAAATTTAAATATGATGCAAAACCTAACCAAAGTGGTGGATTTAAAACTATTAAAAAATCAGTTAATCCAACAATGGGAACAGGTAAAGCAAAATTTGATTACAAAGATGGTGAAAATCTTGAAGGAAAAATGAAAACTGTTAAAAAAACAGAAACAAAAGAGCAAACTACTAAAATTGCTAATACAACTAAAAAAGTTGAACCTAAAGAGGCTTCTCGTACATTAGGTAGTGGAAGTAATTTCAGAAGAGGTGGGTTACCAAAACCAAGAGCTCACTCATCTTTTAATACCGCAATCAAAGAGAACCAAAATACAAGTGAATTAAAAGTTTTAAGAGAAAAGAATGAAGAATACAGAAAAGCTCTTAATGTATTTAGAAATAAATTGAATGAGGTTGCAGTGTTTAATTCAAACTTAGCTTACGCTACTCGTTTGTTTACAGAACATTCAACATCAAAACAAGAAAAAATAAATATCTTAAGAAGATTTGACGGTGTGGAAAACATTAAAGAATCTAAAAACTTATATAAAATCATTAAAGATGAATTAACAGGGACTACATCTCAACCTATGAATGAATCGTTAGAGAGAACTATTGCTAAAGCACCTTCAACAGGTTCAGCAATCAATCTAATTGAATCTAAAACATATGAGAATCCACAGTTCTTGAGAATGAAAGATTTAATGTCAAAATTAAAATAAATAAACTAAAAAATTAATAAAAACCAAAAAAATGGGAGCATTATTAGAATCAGGTCTAGTTGGTAACATCGGGTTAAAACACCTTAAAGTTATTAAAGAGGACACAATTAATAAATGGGACAAATTAGGATTTCTAGAAGGTCTTAAAGGTCACTTAAGAGAAAACGTAGCTCAATTATATGAGAACCAAGCGTCTTTCTTAATAAACGAAGCAACTTCTGACGGGTCTTCAGGTTCATTTGAAACTGTTGTATTCCCTATCGTAAGAAGAGTATTCTCTAAATTATTAGCGAATGACATCGTTTCTGTACAAGCTATGAACTTACCAATCGGTAAATTATTCTACTTTGTACCAAAAATCCAAGGATATGCGAATGGTACAGGTGGTACACCGTATCAACAATATTCTGGTGAACACTACGCACCAATTGGAGCACCTAATGGTCCATCTAATGTAAATGCGGGTTATAATGAAGGTACAGGTACATATAACCCTGTATACACAAAAAATCTTTATGATTTATTCTATGAAGGAAATGAGGCTCAATTAGACCCTCCAGGATTATTTGATTATTCTAAAGGTCGTTGGTCAGCAATCACTGCTACAACAACTATCCAAAAATGGACAGGTGGAGTTTTAGTTGATGCTAACATTTCAGGAACAACTGACGGAGCGACAGTAATTGCTTCAGGTAACACAAGAAAAGTTATTATTAAAATGTGTGGTTTTGCTGACACAGGTGCAGGAAAATTAATCGGACCTGATGGTAACGAAATGGATACAGAATCATTCTTATCTGATTTAGTTGTTTTCACAGGTTCAGGTTTAGAAGTTTCATCTACTTCACCATGTACAGTTTCTACAGGAGCTTTATTATTTAGAGTTGTAACTCAAATCTATGGTAGAGGTATTGTGAAATATGGTAACACACAACAAACTTACTGGCCTTCAGGTAATCCAGCTGGTTCAGGAACTAATGCAGGTAACGGTGGTTCATTCAAAAATGTATGTGACGCTGATGGTTGTATTTGGTTAGAAGTTGATTTATCTTGTCCGGTATGTGCTGATTGTGATTCTACATCTTTAGATGGTTACACAGGTACTACTATCGAACAAGCGGCTTCAGGAACTTCATTCGCAGCGGCTTTCAGACGTTACGAAGAGTTAGAATTTGAAGATAAAATCGGTGAGGTTTCTTTCGATTTAGATTCAGTTACTGTATCTGTTACAGAAAGAAAATTAAGAGCACAATGGTCTCCTGAGTTAGCTCAAGACGTTGCGGCTTTCCACAACATCGATGCTGAAGCTGAATTAACAGCTTTATTATCTGAACAAGTTGCGGCTGAAATCGACCGTGAAATCTTAAGAGATTTACGTAAAGGTGCAGCATGGAACTTACGTTGGGATTACAATGGTTGGAGAAGAATTTCTCAAACAACTTCTTATACTCAAAAAGATTGGAACCAAACATTAATTACAGCAATCAACCAATTGTCTGCACAAATCCACAAATCTACATTGAGAGGTGGAGCAAACTGGATTGTTGTTTCTTCTGAAGTTTCAGCTATCTTTGATGATTTAGAGTACTTCCACGTATCTAATGCGTCTCCTGAGCAAGACCAATACAACATGGGTATTGAAAGAGTAGGTACATTAGCAGGTCGTTACCAAGTTTACCGTGACCCTTACTTCCCAGCTAACCAAGTGTTAATTGGGCACAAAGGAACATCATTGTTAGACACAGGTTACATCTACGCACCATACGTACCGTTACAATTAACTCCAACAATGTACAACCCATTCAACTTTACACCGATAAAAGGTATTATGACCCGTTACGCAAAAAAGATGGTAAATAACCGCTTTTACGGAAGAATTACTG